CCTGCATCCATATCTACGCTACCATCAGAGCGTAAGTTACCTGTGTTATCAGGCGTGAGTGCATCTGCGTATTCTTTAGTGACTAAGCCCTTAGCGTTAGTGGGCGTATAGTCAGCAGCCATGTTTACGCTACCATCAGGTAGTAATGGATTGATTGCGGTGAATGAGTCGTTGATTAATTGCTCTGTATATATGCGTGGTGTATAGCTACGTGGTGTTGGTGCGTCATCACTGAAAGCGATTAAATCACCATCCATAGTGTCGCCACCTTTCTGCACAAAGCCAGCATTGCCAGCTACGCTATCCACATATTCTTTATTACAAGCATCTAGTAAATTCACTGGCGGGTTTGGTAGGCGCAAGTCACCGATCATTTGACCACCCGACAAAGGTAGGTAGTCTGCAAACAAGGCAGTATTGTCGGTTATACCGCTATATAAGGCAGAGGTAATATCACGCTGATTGACTGCTTCAATTGCGCCTACATCGTTGTCTGGAAGTAAAGCTAAAAGGTCAGCTAGTGGGGGTAGAGCCATTGTTATTGCTCCCTTTGTGCAAGCATTAGATCAGCGATAAAATATGCGTCTTTTACGGATTGCTGCATAGCTTCACGATTAGTAGAGAAATTGTAGTTTTGACTACTGCCTAACGCACCTAAAGCGCAGCAAGCAAATTCATCACGTAAGGTAGCTGTGCATGGTGGTAATTGACCAAATAAAGGTATTTCATCTGCACCGAATATAGGTGATTCATCTGCACCAAAGATCGGTTGTTGTGGTACAAATGCACAAGACATAAATCACCTTAAAGATCGAAGTTTTTCTTAGCGTCTATTGAAATACCAAGTGCATTAGGCTCAATAGTCACAGTTGAACTACCCCCGCCATTTTCTAATACGCACTGTAGAGTGACCTCAAGATCACCGTTACCGTCAAAATCATTTAGTAAGCGGAAAAACTCAGGGTTTAAATCTTGGTTATCACGCGAGGTACTACGTACAGATGGGGTAGGCACACCATTAACAACAGCGCGCCAATAAGCAGCGCGGTTATTGACTGTACTTGTCCAGCTAAAGCCTAACTCGATTGAGTAGTCACCGTTGATAGTCTCGCTATCTGGCATGGTTAGCGTAAGAACATCAACCCAGTTAGTCGGGTTGTTATTATTGTCAGCCTCGACAGTTGTTTGGAATTGGCTGCTCAGCCGTATATAAGCGTAGGGGAACGCAGCAACAAGACGCTGAACAGCCAAATCTGCTATAGCGTTAGGTGTCAGTGAACCAAAAGCCCCAAGGTCATCTTGTGCAGCAATAAGCTCGCCCCCAACTACAGGGGATATGACAGGCCAGCTATCTACTCTTGATTCATTAGCCATTGTTAAACGCCTTTAAGTACGAAGTCCATAAGTGCATTGATAGCGGTTGCTACATCGGAATGAAACACCTCGTTACCAACATCAGGATAATCTGCTGCTACTTCAAGGTAGACACCATCACCGCTAATAGTGGCGGGTGACGTTACCGTTGCCTCTGCTTTAGTACCACCGATAGGCATATCAACCGTGAAGCCTGCGCCTAAAGATGAAGCTAAAGCCTCAGCCTCGATAGCTACATCACGTATTTGCTTAATGCCTTGGATAATTTCTACTTTGCGCTCGTTATCGACATTTAAGAAACCTACCGCAATACCACCGCTAGGTGCTGCTGCTGCTGTAGCTTCGACTGTTGCACTGTCTTTAGTTGCGCCTAAAACTAACAGAATACTTGCACTTGCCACTGCCATGACTTAGCCCTCGCTTTCTGGTTTTGTTTCTTCCGTAGGCTCAGCCTTTTTCTTAGGCTTAGCTTTTTTCTTCGGGAAGAACCATTCGATAACGGCAAGATCAATACGCAATGCTTCACTGATTTCTTTAGCGGTTGCGCCTTGCTCGATCATTGTTTTTAATTTCGCTTTGTCTGAGGTGTTTACACCTTTCTTTAAGCTCATATCGTTTACTCGACCTTGTATATTCATAATAAAAAAAAGGGGGCGAACCCCCTTATCTCTTAGTCGGCTACTGTAAGCTCAACAATGTGCTCGTCTTCAACACGAACAGCACCGTAAGTAGCTTGCGAGTAAAGTGACCATGCGTATGAGCGGCTAGGGTCTTGCTGCATAAACGTGGTGACCCCACGGTTTTCAGCCAAACCAATTGCGCGATCAGTCCAAGCATAGCAAGCACGATTACCAGTGCTTTCTAATAGACGAGTCGAGCAAATCCAAGTGAAGCCCATCCAGTTAGGCACGATTAAGCCAGCGCTTAATTTTTGCAGTGCTTCACGGGTTACAAAGTCAGAGCTAGTTTGCTCAGTCATTTGTAATAGCTTGCGTACTTGTGCAGGCGAGATAGCAAAATACTTACGCACTTCGCCCTGAATATCGTTGTTCAAGAAAATCTCTTGAACGCGGGTAATCATATCGAAAGTGATAGTATTGCCTGATTCGTCAATTTTTTGCCCAGCAGGGAAAGGAACAGCAGAACCGTCACCGTCTAACGCATCACCACCCATAGCACGGATGATTTCATCGTCATAAGCGCGAGCCATCGACATACCCATCTCTTTTACAAGACCACCACCGATAGCTACTTTTGCTTGGATTTGATCTTCATGCTCGATCAATTCACCAACATCAAAAGTCTTAGCGATTGCAGTACGGCGACTGAAATCGTAATCAGTGACAGGGGTTGCTTGTGCGCGATTGGTTTTTTGCGAGGCTTCTTTACCAGCTACACGGTCAAATGAATATGTCTCACCACCGCTGGAAACTGTAGTCACACAGTTACGGAAACGGGCATATTCTTGTTGAGCTAGGTGACGTAGTTCTTGGTTGAACTCGTCAATATATACATTTGGGATTGAGGTACTCATTGTTGAGTCTCCTATAAAGTAAAGTTTTTAAACTTCGCCTTTTAAGGTTGACCAACAACAGAGTTGGGGCTTAATACGTGCGATTCATTAATTAAATGAAAGCGCCCAAAAAAAAGGGGTTATCTTTCGACACCCCTAATTTATGACATTTATTCGCTATTTGCAAATATAAAATGAATTAACCAGCATCTTTGTACCGTTCAGGGTTAGCCATACGCATTAATTCGTGCATACGCTCCTGTGCTTTTGGGTCGCCATTATAGTACGGGTGGTCACGGTTCATCTGTATTTCACGAATTTGCTGCTGTGCTTCATACGGTGTCAGCGTATTAGAATTAACACGGGTGTCTTGCCCCGAAGCCTCAGCATTTTCTGACATATTCGCAGCCATTTGATTTAGCCAAAATACGGTAGCTGCATCAATTTGACGGTTCTCAAGCGCATCAATCATGGCTTGTGGTGCATCTGAGGCTTTAGCAAAGTCTAATGTCTCTTTGAACTTAGCCTCAGCAGATAAGCCCCACTCTTCCGATACCTTGCCCATTTGCTCTTTTAGCGCACTGTCACGCTCTGATTGCTGGTTGTAGGTGTCAGCACCGATCAATTGGCCTAGCTTTTGGAATTGTGCGCGGGTTAGCCCAGCTTCATGCGCCCACTGCTTAAGCGTATCAAATTGACCCTCGACAAATGCTACGGCATCACCCTCAATGTCCTCATAGCCTTTCATATCGTCAGGTAAGCCCATACGCTTAAGCGCCTCGGTTACTGAGTCAGGGTTAGACATATCAGGGGTAGGCATTAGATTAGGCGCGTGCTTCTGTAGCTTCTCATAGAAAGCCTGCATATCAGCCTCGCCTGCATTTTCAGTAGGCACGCGAATAGCATTACTGACATATTCGCGGGTGGTCTTCATATTTTCTATAAAGCTTTCTAGTGATTTAGCGCGTTCTACTTCTGTTAAGGTACGCATTTGTTCTGGTAGAGCATCAGCCCAATTTGTGTTTTCTTCACTCATCTTACTTATCCCCTATATTGTTTAAGATATTGGTTACAAATTCCTGCTGTCCTATACGTGCGTATAGAATGTGCGGGTCTTTGTGCAGTTGATTAGCCCAGATATGCGTCGCTGCCCATTTCTGTAGCAGCTTGTGACCGTCTGGATTATCAAACACCTTTTTGATTAGCTGACGCTCAGCCTCAATCTCTTGCGCTACGCGCTCCTTACTACTGTTCTCACTCATTAGCTACGTTCCCCTCTGCTTGTTGTAGTGATTGCATACCGTCACCCATTTGCTGCATAGCTGCGCCTTGCTGCATTTGCTCCTGTAGCTGACGCTCTTTGCGAGTCTCAGCTTCAATGTCAGCTTTGTTTTTGAGCAGCTTAGGTGACACGCCCATTTTCACAGCCATATCGGTCATCATTTCTACCCAATCAGGTATTTTCATTAACTCAGGGTTTACCTCAGCAAATGACGCGATAGTGCCTGCGAATCGTTCTATAGCCTGTACTTGTGAACTATCTTGAGTACGTGCCATAGGGCTTGTGTATTCGATCTCAGTGCCATTGAAGCCCTTGTCTAATACAGACTGTGGAGGTTCAGGCAATAGGTTGTTGCGGTATAGGATTAAGTAAGTGCGTGAGATAATAGGGTCGAGTAAGTCTTTTTGTAGTCGCCCTAGTGTTGGGGATATAACACCCTCAAGCTGCTGCATACGTGCTGCAATCTCTGTAGCTGAGGCGGGTGTGCCTTCCATTGGTGGCAATAGTAATTGTGGGATATAGAAATAAGACTCTATGTTTTGGCGCAAGCGCTCCATTTCTTGATAGGTAACATCAAAGCGAGCTTTACTTTCAAACGTAGTTAATTCGTTAATATCACGCACTACAGATAAGCCGCCAGCATCAAGGTCTAGGTCACCAATAAGGCCGCGAGAAGTAGTTAATGTGGGAGGGTCTAACGCTTTTTCTACAGCTTTCAGATTAAGCTCAATGGTACGGTTAAGGGTCATGGTATCAGATAGTGCTATCATAGCAGGGCTATTACCCCACTGACTGTCACTTGTAGTACGCCAACGAGGTACAAATGCAGGCATCTCGTTGTAACCACCCTCTTCGCCTAACATATCGCCACTGTTTAGCATTACATACTTATAGCCAAACGGACGCTTTTCAGGCGCAATAGTCTTAGATGAATAATCTACTTTGTTATCGTAATTGCGGTTGTAGATGCAGAAAATAATATCGTATTTTTTATCTACTGATTGAGGGTCTTCGCAGGCTTCATTGATGTAGTCAGGTACTTTGTCGCCAAACTTTTCTTTAATCTGCGCGGGTGTCCATTGTAGGTGACGGAAAAAAGTTGATATTTGCTTTTTCTCGTTCTCTTCAAAAAACGCTTCTTTGATGGGGATAGACTTGAAGTTTACTTGCGTTACACCGTCAACGGTGACCTCTTCTTCAAAGGTAATTGCTGTGCCATAACATACTAAGTCTTGGTAAGTCTCAGAAACCTCAAGGTTAAAGTTTGAGTCTTGCAGCGCATTGAATACCAGCTTAGCGCTTTCCTCAAGCCATGCTAGTGCTTCGGTGTCTTCATTCAATTCTTCATTGCGGTAGCGTAAACCAAACCACTGAGTAGAGGCAGACGTTAAGCGGCTATGTAAGCTTGATGCTAAGTTTTGTGCAGCCATGATAGCGGTAGCGTCATATACCCAAGGTCTGCGCCACTCTATGCTGTTCTCACTACGCTCATCTTTGAAGAAGCGGCCACGGTAGGGTGAAATATAACGCTCTATCCAATCCCAAGTATCTTGTATCGTTGTGCGGGTAGCTTTAACCGCGTGAAAGCGCCTGATAATGTCTTGATTGTTCACGTTCCCTTTCTCCCATAATTAGCAGGACGCATAGGCTTTATGCCCCTGTCTGCGTTGTAGGCTGATTGAACGCCCATATCACGTTCAAAATAGGCGTGCATATCCTTATGAATGCGAGCCTCTTCTGCCTTGTCGTAGTTTTTAGTATTCATGCCACCACTGGCTTTTTTCACCCGCGATAAAATCATGTTGACCGTTTAACCCGTGGCTTGTGATTAATGTTCTGCGTGGCCTGTCTTGCATTAGTCATCATCTCGCCCATGTAGGGGTCATACGCTAGTGCGAAGTAGGTAAATGAGTCAGCGCCATGCGAATACTCGTCATGTTCTGGGCGCTCGGTGAATATCTTGCGGTGGTGATCGTATTTCTTGCGGTAGTTTTCGAGGGCATCAATGCCTTGTAGACACCTGATTTCATCAAACCAGCATTTAGGTAGTATCTGCCTAGCAGCCTCGATACG